TCTGAGTTGTATTTCCGAATTTTGGCCAGGCGTATTGCGCTTGGCTTTGATGATGTACTCTCTTATGTGAACGATCTTGGCGTTTATGACTATTTAGTCGTGGGTGTTTCCATGGTTTCTCCGTGGTTCCCTTTGGCTTACTTGGTTTTAAACGATTACTCCATTGCCTTGCTTGCGCCGCTTATGGCTTATTCCGGTGTTGATTTTCGTTTTGTCTGGCTTTATGTCTTGGCTAACATTTTCTACCCTGGTTTTGCTATTGGTGCGGTGTTTGGCTTTGTTGGTGTTGCTCTCATCAAGTGCCGTCGGCGTACCAATGAGAGTTTCAAGACTGTTTGCTATACTGTGTCTTATTTCTGGTTCCTTGGACTATGTATGGAGTTGTCTCGACGTTGGCTTTACTTGTACCCTAATTTGCATTACTTTATCATTGTCGCCTTTTTGGCGATTGCTATTGTTACATTCTGGGGCCGTAAGGTCGTTGTCGTTGAATATACTGTCACCTCTTGGCGTGGTGGTATTGCTTCTGCTAAGTCTAGGCCTCAGCAGATATCTGTTGAGGTTGAGTTCCCTTATACTCTCTTGAACCCTTTGAATCGTTTGCGCATGTGGTATATTGGTATTCCGTGGTCCGTTGCAGCTAACGCTCTTGTTGGCTACTTTGGATCTCGCGATATTACCGTCAACCCTGTTCCTGAGGCTCCTCTCGGGAATGTTGTTAATGGTGTTGCTCCTAATTATCCTGTTGCTGCCCCTGCTGCTGATGATTTTATTGCCCGCTCTGTCGTTGATCCTAATATGAACATTTCCCCTTTGCCTGCTAGCCTTCTTAGGAACGCTGGATTTACTATTGTGCCTCCCTCTCAGGAGGCCAAGGGTAAAACAAAGAAAGGACGTGGTCATTTGAAAAACACTACCAAGGCTCCTGCTCATTTCCGTAAGGTCTCTAGTCCGTTTTGGATGAGTGACCCTGATATGGAAATTGATCATATTGAGGAGTACTTTGGTGGTGATGAAGATCAATGGCGCTCCGTGCCCTCTGATGACTGGGATCTTTTGTCTGGAAATCTTCAGATAGTTATGGCTGATGGTTCTATTCAGTACATTTACTATGACCCTGATGATGATGAAGACTTTGAAGGTTTCGATATTGTACCTGGACAAACGATTCCTGATTTGAGGATTGTTACCCTTAAGAAGGTTGGTTCTCCTGTATCCCATGTTTCTCGTGTTGTTGATGAACTTTTGCGTGCCAATGTTGAGAGTGTCAAGCGTTTCGAAGGTATTGAGAAATCTTTGTCTCTTATTGCCAAGATGCTTGAGTCCAACGGTAAAGCAAATGCCTTACCAGCACAACCAGCTCCTGCGTTTGTCAACCCTATGGCTGCTTATGTTCCTACTGGTTGTTTTCATCATCCTGAATGTCTTGTTTCTAAGTCTACTCTCGCCCCTTGCCTTCTTACTTGTCGTGGTTCCAATTGCGTTCATAACGTCAATTGTAAACCTGTTGTTCCAGAGGCTGCGCCTAATCAGCGTGGCAAAAACTGGAAGAAAAAGAAGAATGCTGATGAGAGTGTTGCTGTTGACAAGCCACTCTCTTCTCTACCTGCCTCTGTTCCTGCTGAGACTCTTGCTGTGAAGCAATCTGCCGTTCCTTCAAATCCTATTGTTGAAACGTCCCCTCAGATACTTTACAGCGTTGTTGTCGTGGAAGGTGCTGGGGCTACTGCTTTCGGAATTTACACTGATCGTGGCGTCATTACTCAGGCTCATATTATTGAGGGTGGTGACACCATTAAAGTGTATCCTCCTTACGCTCCCGCTAATTCTGAGACATTTCCTAGGTCTGCTGTTGTTGTTTTTCCTGGTGATGCTGAATTGATTCTCCTTCCTATGCGAGTTTCTAATTGTGCACCTGTTTCTTACAAGACTTTTGCGGAATTGAAAGGTATGTCTGATGGTCCTGAGCAAGGTGCTGTTGTTTGTCCTATTGCTGTGACTAACGGTAGGGTTTCGTACAAACCTAATTGTCCCACTGAGCTTTTAATAGCCGGTGGCACTAAGGCTGGTATGTGTGGATCTCCCTACGTTTGTCGGCAGAAAATTGTTGGTTTCCATGCTTTTGGAAATAACAACAAGAAAGACAATGGTGCTTTTGCTGTCACTCCTGATTTCTTGAAGTGGCTGAATCTTCAACCAAAAAACTAATGGTCCCCACCGTTCATCCGGTGGGGCCAATGAAGCGTTCGCTTCACAGTCGTGGGTTTTCTACGCTGTATAGCTCCGCTTTTGTTGGTGTCGGCGATATCAGACCTAGACCGTTGCCTAAGTCTAAGTATGTTGACTCGCCTTTTGGTTTTCTAGCTGCTTCTTTTTCTCCTTCTGTGATTTCTAAAAATGCTTTCCTTCACTGGTTCAGTAAATTGTCGCGCCCTAAAGGCGTGCATTTGACTTCTGGTGAGTATCTTCGTGCTTGTGAGATTCTCAATCGTGAATTTGCCCCTTTTATCGTTGGTGGTGTTTCCACCATCGAGGAGGTTATTTTATTCATTGATTGGGATAAATCCCCTGGTTGGCCTTATGTCAATCAGGGGTGTACCACTAAGCGCGAGGCTTGGGAAAAATTTTCTACTGAAATCATTGCTCGTGTCAATGCGCTTGTCTCTGGCGAGTACTGTGAATCTTTGTTCATAGCTACCGTTAAGGATGAGCTTTTGCCTTTTGGGAAGAATTCTCGAATTTTCCTCCCTGCTCCTTTTCATCATCACCTCGCGTGTGCTATTCTTTTTAAGAAAGCCTGTGATTCGTTCACCGTGACCTGCCATCGACATTCTAGTGCTATTGGTGCTAACATCTTTGGACGTGGTCTAGAACGCCTCTTGCGTAGTCTTGATGATTTGCCTTTTGCTTTTGATGCTGACCAATCTGGCTGTGACACGTCGTGGAAAGATTCTGAACCCGAAAGGGATTTCATGAAAAATGGTATTCCACCTCAGTATCACGCCGGAGTGGATATGGTCTTTAATCTCGCGATGTGCCCTAAAGTTATCGTTGGTGATCGTATCCTTCAACTTGAGCTTAACCCCTCTGGTTGGTATCTTACTACTGTACTTAATACGTTGAT